CAGTTCAGCGTTTTCGATTAAAATATCCAGGACGAACGCCTTCACGGCGTCGGTGTCATAAAAATTCAGTTTAGCCATTGTTTTTCACTCCTTTTCGTGATATACTGTTCATAGATTTTTTTGAAAGGGCCGTTTCGGTTGTTGTGGTGACGACGAAACGGTCTTTTTCTGTTTCTTCAATGGTGATCTTGCGTTCACCAAGCAGAAGAAGACTTTTGACGGCTTGTCCGACCTGGACGGCCGACAGTGTCGCGGTATACTTCATGTTTTGACCTCCTTTCCGTAGGATTTCGGAAGGCGCCACCTACAAAGGCGAAGCCGGTTCCAATGAACAGAAGGCCGAAGGTTCTGACCGTTCCTTCTACCAGGGACACCGCGTCGGTTTCTATGGCGCCGATCGTTCCCCAGGCAAAGAAGAAGGCAATAGCCGCCGCCAGGGCTGACGTCCTTCTGATCGCCAGACGGATTCGGCGTCGTTTCCGCCTGGTTGCTCTGTCCGGTGTCATTTCTTGACCTCCTTTCTTTTCGGACCACTGCCGCGACGGCGAATGTTTTCCTGGTAGGTTCTTTGTGCCAGTACCGGATCATAGGCCGGTCGCTGGTTCTGATCCAGTTTTCCAGTCGCGCCGCGTTTCAGTTCGACATACAGTGTTCGAAGGGCGACGCCCACTTCGTCAGAAATGTCGGAAATGGACATTCCTTTCGCGTACAGGGCCGCGATTTTCTTTCTGTTGTCGAAGGTGATAGACTTATAAACTGCCACGTTCTCACACTCCTTTCCGTTTGCGGCCTTATAACCACGTATCGCCCTTGTCAGGGTCGCCGTTGACCTGTTCAATGTTTGGGTCGAAGATTACGACGAAACGGTCTTCGTAAAACTTTTCAGAAATGACGGTTACTTCCCACAGGATATTCCAGTCTGTCAGTGTTCGGATCAGGTCCACAGCGAATTCCGCTTCCACGATTTCGCCGTCGGTGCTGACCAGAACTATATTCTTCGCTCTGCGTTTGTTAGTTGCGACGACGATTCTTTCAAGCATTTTTCTAATAGTCATTTTCTTCATTTTTAGGGTCCTCCGTGGTAAAAAAATAAGTTGCGAAGGCTCATTTGAACCTTGCAACTTAATACTACTCCTCACACATGAAAAAGTCAAGACTAAATTGCAAAAATTCATAAAAAAATTCAAGTAAGACACGCGACGCCTTCCTGGAAAACGGCTTCTGCGGTCCGGAAGCCCAGTATTTCACGGGGATAGTTATTGATCCAGTCTTCGACCTTTTGGATCGCTTTCGCTGTGACTTTCCGGAAGTCTGTTCCTTTCGGGAACCAACGGCGGATCATTCTATTCACATTTTCGTTTGATCCTCTTTCGTATGACGAATAGGGGTGACAATAGTATATCTTTGTCCTGTTGCCTTTGCGGCGACAGGACTTTTCCATTCCGGCACAGTCAGCGAATTCGGAACCGTTATCGACAGTGATCGTTCGAAAGATTTTGCTGAAATTTGCGCCGTATTCACGTTCAAGGCTATCCAGGACGCGGACCACGCTTCGGGCGGTCTGGTCGCGCATAGGACGAATGATTTCCCGTCTGGACTTTCTTTCGGTCAGAACCAGAAGGGTTTTCTTTGTTTTCTTCTT